GTGTGTCCGGCGAATCGTTCGAGAAGGGGCTGCGCAAGCTGTCCACCACGATGCTGGAAGCCGCGACTGGGTCGGAAGATGCCGCGCGCGGATTCTCCGCCGTGGGTGTCGAGTTCAAAAACCAGGACGGCACCCTGCGGGCCACCGATCAGGTGCTGCTCGATCTGGCCGAGCGCTTCAAGGCCATGCCCGATGGCGCGGAAAAAACCGCCCTGGCCGTGCAACTGTTCGGCAAGTCAGGAGCCGAGCTGATCCCGTTCCTGAATCAGGGGCGCGACGGCATCAATGAGCTCGCCGCCGAGATGCAGGCGCTCGGCGTGCAGATGAGCAGTGAGACTGCAGCGCAGGCGGGCAACTTTAACGATGCGCTCGACAAGCTGAAACTGGCCACCACCAGCATCGGCAACCAGATCATCGCGTCCTTGCTGCCCGCCCTGAACGACATGGCCGGTGGCATGGTCGAGTCGGCCAAGCAAGGCGGCACACTGCGCACGATTCTGGATGGCGTGGTGCTGGTACTCAAAACCCTGTCGCTCGGTGCCGCCACAGTTGGCAAGTCCTTCGTGGCCTTGGGCGAAGCCATTGGCGCGGGTGTCGCCGCCGCTGTGGAAGCGCTCAAGGGCAACACCGATGGGGCCAAGGCCATCATTGCCGACCTCAAGGGCAATCTGATCAAACGGCTGGATGAACTTGCATCCTTCCGTGACAGCCTGTTCGACCCCAAGCCCATCGAGGTCAAGGCACCCAAGATCCAGGCCGATCCGGAACTGCTTCAGCGCCTGACCAAGCCCAAAGCCGTCAAGCCAGCGCAGGACACGACCGGCGCGCAAACCACGCTGATGAAAGCGCAGCTGGACGCCGAGTTCGCCTTGCTCAAGGACGGTCTGACCCGGCAACAAACTGCGCTGGATGCTGCACTCGAAGACCGTCTGGTTTCGGTGCGCGACTACTACACGCAGAAAACAGCCATCGAGCAGCGCGAGGTCGATGCCGAGATTGCCCGCAAGCAGCAGGAGCTTGCCCGTAGTCAGCAGGTCGCCACCACTGGCAAATCGGAAAACGACCGCCTGAAAGCCAAGGCCGAGGTCGCCAAGGCGGAAGCCGAACTGATCACGCTCAACAACCGGCGCACGGACATCGAGCAGGCCAATGCCCGCAAGGCGGCACAAGCCGAGCGCGAATTGGCCGACGCCTTGGCGCAGGCGCGTGAGGAACTGGCGCAGATCACCGGCACGGCTACCGATGCTGACCGGCAAGCTGCCATCGAGCGCAGCTACCGGGATCTGCGTGCGCGACTGGCGGCAGAAAGCGATGCCGACGGCGTGTCGCTCGTTGATCGGCTGATCAATGTGAAGGCTGCACAGGCCAATCTGGCTGCGCTTGAAGCTCAGTGGCGGCAAGTCACTGAGCGTCTGCGTAATGCGCAGGAGGCCATTCAGACCCAGCAGCAGGCTGGGCTGCTAACCGAAGCACAGGCGCGTCAGCAGATCGTGGCCTTGCAACAGCAATCAGCCACCGAGATGGAGCGCCTGTTGCCGACCATGCAGCAAGCCGCGCAGGCCATCGGGCCGGATGCGGTGATCCGCGTGCAGGCGTGGCGCAACGAGCTGGATCGCACCAAGCTCACGGTCGATGAAATGGCCCCGCTGTGGAACCGCATCGGTGAGAGCTTCGGCGGCGCGCTCAACGGGATGATCACCGGCGCGCAGACCTGGCGCAGTGCCTTGGCGAGCATCTTTCAGCAGGTGGCCGATGCCTTCCTGCAGCAGATCGTGATCCAGCCGTTTCAGCAGTGGATCGCCATGCAGGCTCGGATGCTGGCGCTCAAGCTCGGTTTCATCCAGCAGGAGCAGACCGTCGATGCGGCGGCCAGCGCCGCCAAGGTCGCCCAAAAGACCACCGAAACCACCGCCGTGGTGTCGATGGATGCGGCCAAGGCGGGAGCTGGGGCGGCGGCGTCGCAGGCTTCCATTCCCTACGTTGGCCCGGCACTCGCGGTTGCCGCGATGGTAGCCATGGTCGCCGCTGTGATGGCGCTCTTGGGTGGCATCAAGAAGTTCGCGGGTGGCGGTCTGGTCTCCGGCCCGGGTAGCGCCACGTCGGATTCGATCCCGGCGCGTCTGTCCGCAGGTGAGTACGTGGTGCGGGCGGCCGCCGTGCGCCAAGTCGGCGTGGCCTTCCTCGATTCGCTCAACGGCTTGTCGGCAGGCCCACGTTTCAAGGGTGGCGAACTGGCCTTCGCAGCGGGAGGGCTGGTACCGGAGGTGAAAGTGCCGCCCGCGCAGCCGCAGATGAACCAGGCGGTGCGCATCGTCAACGCGGTCGATCCGGGCGTGACCCACGACCACCTGCAGTCGCCTGCCGGAGAGAAAGTCATCGTCAACATCATCGGGCGCAATGCACGGGCCATCCGTGCGGCGCTGCAAGGCTGAATTTTCAGGGGAAAGTCCAATGGCACTTCTGTTCATCGACGGTTTCGATCACTACGACCCGCAGGCAGTGGACAGCTTTGGCGATCCGTGGCTGGCGCGCGGCAAGGCGGCCTACCTGTCGCCGCAGGCCACCCGCATCAATGGCCGTCGTCCGTCCTCCTATGCCCTGCGATTGCCGGAAGGTTCGGGCGGTGGCTACGTCAAGAACCTCGACGCCAGCAAGACCAGCCTCATCGTGGGCGCGGCCATTCGTGTGGTGCCGTACCAGAACACCTACACCGAGCCCTTGCTGCTCGGCGTGCGCGATGCCAACTCGCAGGTCGCACATTTGGTGAAGATCGGCGAGGACGGTCGGCTCAAGCTTTACCGCTGGCAGTACGGCTACGACCAGCTGATCTCTGTCTCAGTCGCCAGCGCTCCGGCGCGCGGCTGGCACTACATCGAGCTGCAGGTCACGCAGGGCACCAGCAACGGCATTCTGTCAGTGCGCATCAACGGCATCCTGGCCATCCAGATGACGGCGCAGAACACCATCCAAGGCGGTGGCCAACTGCTTACGGCTTTCGTGGGCGCAGTGCCCGGTCAGAATTGTCCGCTCACCATTGACGTCGACGACTTCTACATCGCCGACACCAGCGGCACGATCAACAACACCTTCCTCGGTGATGTGCGCGTCGATGCCTTGCAGGCACAGGCCGATGGCAGCCTGAACCAGTGGACGTCCAGCCCGGTCGGTACCGACGCATGGGAAGCCGTGAGCGACGAGGACGAAGCTACGGCGATCAATGCGCCGAACGTGGGGTTGCGCCAGTCCTTCGATGTCGAGCCGCTGCCGGTGATGGCCACGCCCGCCATCTACGGCGTCCAGCTCACGATGCTGGCGCGCAAGACCGACGCGGGGCTGGGCAAGGTCAAAGGACTCGTGGTCAGTGGTGCGCAGAGCGCAGTCAGCACCGACATCATCCTGCAGGAGCAACTGGCGTGGCAGAGCACGCTGTTCGAGCGCAATCCGAACGGCAACGTGCAGTGGACGGAGGCCGCCTTCAATGCCGCTGAGTTCGGCCTGGAGTCGGCATGACGGAGCGTGTCGTCGTTCAAGACATTGCGGAGGTTTCTAGCAAGCCGACGCCGGGGAGCGAACTGCCCGCCTTCCAGGGTGAAGTGCTATCGCGCGCCACCTTCGGGGCGAGCGCAGCCAGCTTCACGCCGGAAACAGCTGTCGCTCCGCTGCCGCCCAATCTGACGGCCAGCCTGCTGGCGGAATCCTTGGCGGGCCCCTGGCCACCCATCGATGCGCCGATCTTTCTGGTCGAAGTGTTGCGCCGGGACACGGCCTCAAGCGCCATCGTCGCCACCGGTATGGATGCCTTTGGCGACCAGCATTGGCCGGATGCGCAACGCGGCGTGTTTGCCTTTCGTCATGATTGGATGGAGCCCCTCGTCGAACGGCTGGAGTGGCAGACCAGCGTCACGCGGCTGGCCAGTGGCAACGAATCCCGGCAGGCACGCCGACGCGTTCCTCGGCGCTGGCTCACCTACAAGGTGGGCAACGCCCGGCAGACCGATGCCCTGGTGGCCGACTGGCTGGCCGATCATCTCGGTCAAATGGCGCTGTGGCCGCTGCCGCAGTACGCGGTGCACCTGACCGAGGCCTGCGAACGTGGCGCACTGGCACTCAACGTGACGGAGGCTGACGGGCGACAGTTCGGGCCACTCTCGGCCAATGTGCATCTGACCTACGACGGGGTGCAGGGCTGGCAGGAAAGTGAGAGCAATGGCCGCTGGGTGCTGATCATCGCCGCCGATGGCTGGCAGATCGCCCAACTCAGCGATGTAGAAATCGATCTGCTGTGGCTGACGGAGCCCTTGGCACGCGCCGCAGCCGTGGGCAGCACCATCATGCCCTTGGTGTGGGGCAAGGCCATCGATCCGGCGGATCTCACGCAGTGGGTACCCGGCATGGTCGGCGGCAACATTCCCACACAGATCCAGCCTGCGCCACTGCCCGACCAGGATGTTCTCGATGACCCATGGCTCGACGAGATCCCGGTCTGGCCAGATGGGAACTGGCGTGACGATCCAACGGCCGCCGCGCAAGCCACGATCACCCGCCAAGACTTCTCGCCTGCAGATCCGTGGGTGCGCCGGGACGATCCGTGGGCAACGACAACTCTGCAGCGGCGCTATCTGGCCAGCTCACTCGAAGAAATCGAGCTCTGGCGGGCGCGGCTATGGCGCACCCAGGGGCGTCTGGAAGCCTTCTGGCTGCCCGATGGCTTGGCTCCGATCCTGTGGGTAACCGTCGAAGCTGATCCCGAAGATGGCTTCCTGCGCGTGGATGGCAAAGACATCTCCGCGCGAATCTCGGATTTTTGGCATCGCCCCGCCGCCTGCTTGATCGTGCATCCAGACGGCTATCGGCAGTACGTCCTGACTGCGGCCTGCCATCTGGATCAAGGTGGTGTGCTGGTGCTGCGCTCGGGTCTCGACGACTGGGTGCCCGCAGGCAGCCGCGTCATTCGCCTCGTGCGCTGCCGCCTCGACCACGACGCAGTCGATCTGTACTGGCACAGCCCGACGCTGCTGGAGATCACCTTGACCGCGCGCCAGTTGCCCGAACCGCGCGGCAATGACCGTCAAACCTACGAGGGAGAGTAAGCACGATGAGCCAGAACCCATTGCTGGAAGTCGAGCTATACGCCTTCGCCAGCAACAGCGCGCAGTTCTATCTGACGCCGCACGAATTCGACGTAGATCTCGACGGCAATCTGTACAAGAGCTTGGCCCTTGAACGCAACGAACTGGCGCTGGGTGCTGAAGCTGCGAAGGCTGGCTTGGATCTGAAACTGCCACCGAACTGTGATTTGGTGCGCCACCTGCTCGCCAACTCGCTGACCGGCGACACCACCTCGATCACCCTGCGCATCGGACGGCGCGATACCTGGGGCGACTACTGGTGGATCTCTGGAACGCGCTGGATGGGCCGGGTGCTGGGCGTCGAAGTCGCTGACGATGTCGCTCGCGTTCGCTGCGAGTCGGCGCAGGTCAGCCTCAAGCGTATCGGGTTGCGGCGGCTCTACAGCCGCAAGTGTTCCCACGTTCTGTATTCGGCAGCCTGCGGTGCTTCACCGATTGCTGCCAGCGCCTTCGTGAGCAACAGCTATGGCCGCAACGTCGATCTCGATGGCGGCACGCCCGGTAGCGTCAACGGTGGCTTGGCCGGTGGTTGGTTGCAAACCCCGGAAGGAGCCCGCCACATGATCGTCAATGACTACGGTGGTGGCGTCGAGTTGCTCTATCCCGTGGCCATTGAGGTCGGTACCGAGGTGCTGCTGACGGTCGGCTGCGACCACAGCACGGCCACGTGCGAGTCGCGCTTCGGCAACCTCGACAACTACGGCGGCTTTCCCGCCATCCCAAGCAAGAACCCGTTTTCGACCGGCGTGTTCTGAATCCCTGGAGAAATCGCCATGTGGTACCTCGTCGTCATCGTGGTGGCGGCGCTGGTTTCGGTCGCGCTCGCCCCGAAACCGCCCGAACCCAAACCGGCGTCCCTGTCCGACGTCGATGCCCCAACCGCAGAAGAAGGCCGACCGATTCCCGTCGTGTTCGGCACCGTGCTGCTGCGCGGCTCCAACGTCGTCTGGTACGGCGATCTGGAAGCCGATCCGATCAAGAAGAAAGGTGGCAAGAAATGACCGCGCAGACCGTCATTACCATTGATCACGTGCGCGCCGTAGGCCTGTGCGTGAACGGCACGCGCACATGGTTTGCGCGTCACGATCTGGACTTCCGCGCATTTCTGCGGGATGGCTGTGACGCCGACACCCTGCTGGCCACCGGCGATGCAATGGCGCAGCGGGTGGTCGAGCACGCCCGCAATCAGTCCAGCCAGCGGGAGCACGGCTGATGGGTGGCAGCAGCAAATCGCAAACTGTCGGCTACCGCTACCGGATGGGGCTGCATCTGGCCCTGTGCCAAGGGCCCGTCGATGCCGTGCAGGAAATCCAGATGGGCGACCGTACCGCGTGGGGTGATGCCGACCGCGCGCCGCTATCCACCGGCCACGGGCTGACCAGCCTGAGCATCAACAAGCCAACCCTGTTTGGCGGCGACGAGCGCGAAGGCGGCGTGGTCGGCACCATCGATGTGCTTTCTGGTCATGCCGGGCAAGGACGCAACGACTATCTGATGAGTCGCCTCGGCAGTTCCATTCCGGCATTTCGGGGCGTGTTGTCCTTGGTGGCGCGCAAGATCCTGTTCGCAGCCAACAACCCGTACATCAAGCCGTGGGCGGTACGGGTGCGTCGCTTCAATTCCGGTTGGCATGATCACGCGTGGATGGGGGATTCCGAAGTCCGCACCTGGGATGAGGACGAAGGCCAGGAAATCAGCATCGGTATGAACCCGGCGCACATCCTGGTGCAGTGCCTCACCGATCCGCACTGGGGCATGGGCTATCCGCAGAGCGCCATCGGCTGGAGTTTCTGGAACGCGGCATGGGCTTTGTCGAGTGAGGGCTTCGGCCTCAATCTCATCTGGACGCGCCAGCAGCCCATCGAGAGCTTCATCGGCCAGGTCATCGACCACATTGGCGGCATCCTCTACACCGACCCGGAGCAAGGCACGTTTGAGCTCAAGCTGCTGCGCGACGACTACTGGATCGACAGCCTGCCGCAGTTGGGGCCTGACGAAATCGTGCGGTTGGAACGCTTCGAACGTGCCCAGTGGGGCGAGCTGCCCAATGAACTGACCGTGGTCTACACCGACTGGCAGACCGGCGGTGATGCTGCCGTCACGGTCGAGAACCTGGCCGCCATCCAGTTGCAGGGCGGCGTGATCAATCAACGCCGCGACTACCCGGGCGTTAACTACGGGCCACTGGCCGCGCGGCTGGCCTTGCGTGACCTGCGTGCCTTGGGTTCACCACTGGCACGGATGAGTCTGACCGTGGCACGCGACACGCTGGAACGTGCGCCGCTGCCGGGCGATGTGTTCCTGCTGAACTGGCCGCGCTTGGGTGTAGACCAGATGGTGGTGCGCGTCACCGGCATCGACACCGGCACCTTGGGTGCGGCGGAATGGCGCATCGAAGCGATGGAAGATGTGTTCGGGATGAGCAACACCGTGCTGTCGCCCCCGCCACCGCACGTCGATGAGCCGACCATCGAACCTTTGCCGCCCGCCTTGGTGCTGGCCCTCGAGGTGCCGTATTGGGAGCTGGCCCGGCGTTTGTCGCGTGCAGATCTGGCCTACCTGACCGATACAGACACCTATCTCGGTGCGTTGGCCGCAGCCGGTGGCACCGGGCAGTTGAATTGGCAACTGGCCACCGGCACGTCCGGCGGCGACCTCACAGCCGTTGTGGGCGAGGACTACGCACCACTGCTGACGCTCGATGCAGCCTTGCCCGCCAGCGAATTCGATGCCATCGGCGTGCCGGTGACGGCTATCAGCCAACCAGAGAGGCTGGCCGAGGGCGACTACGCCTATCTGGTAGATGCCAGTGGGGCGATTGCAGAGGCCGTCGCTGTCCTGGCCTTCGATGCTGCGAACGCGACCATTGATCTCGCACGCGGCGTGCTCGACACCACACCTCAGGCACATCCCTCGGGGACTCGTCTGATCGGTGTCGGCGAATGGCTGGCATCCGAAGGTGCGGAGCGCGCCCCGGGCGAATCGGTGTTCGTGGGTGCGATTCCTCGCACGTCGACCGATCAGGGCGATCCTGTGCTGGCCGCCAATGGGCAGCCGATGGTGCTGACCGGTCGGCAGGCTTTGCCGTATCCACCCGGTCGTATCCGCCTCAATGGCCAGACCGAGCCTGTCGTGGTGACCGGTGACCTCACCGTCGCGTGGGTCCATCGCGACCGCACGCAGCAGACCGCCTATCTCGTGCAGCAAGACGAGGGCGACATCGGGCCGGAACTGGGCGTGACCTACACGCTGCGTATCCGCAATCGCAACAGCGTGCTGGCGCACACCGAAACGGGACTGCTCGGCACCACCTTTATCTGGACGGCAGCAGTGGCCGCGCTGGATGCAGGTGCGCTGGGTGACCGCATCACGGTGGAGATCAGTGCCGAGCGCGATGGCTTGAGCAGCTGGCAGCCGCAGGTGCGGGTCTTGGATCGTGCGGGCTACGGCCTGCGCTGGGGACAGCATTGGGGAGGTGTGTGATGGAACCGCGCATCGATGTTCACCTGCTCACCCTGAACGAGCCTGCCGAATGGCGGGAGGCCTGCATCGCCAGCCTCGACGGCGCTCCGATCCAGTTGCACGTTCTGCCCGGCATTCGGGGCCGCATCGGTGAGGCACGCGCGGTAGGCTATGCACAAGGCACGCTGCCGCTGGTGTCCTTCGTCGATCCCGACGATCTGTACGAACCCAGTGCCTTCACACAACTGGCCGATGCGCTAGATGCCTGCCCGCAGGCCGTGATGGCCTACACCGACGAAGCGTTGACCGACGAAAACGGCCATGACATCGCCGTGCGGCGTCTGGCCTACAGCCGTTGGCAACACGCCAACAGCGCCAGCCACGTGCACGGCCTGATCGTGATGCGGCGCTCCGTCGTCGAAGCCGTGCTCAAGGAAACCATCGACATCAACAACTTCGCCGACTGGCTGCTGACCCTGATGGTGGCCAAGCGCGGCGGCGTGCTGTACCTGCCCATCGTCGGTCGACATTGGCGGCAGCACCCGCAGCAAAGCCACCGAACCGGCGACCCGGAAGCAGTCCGGCGCATTCGTCAAGCCTCGAATCTCTGGAGATAAACCATGTCATCAATCGATCCAAACCTGGGGCTCAACTACGGCTGGACGCTGGGCGAAAGCGGCTGGGACACCGGCATGGACGCCAACCTCAAGCGCCTCGGCGCGGTGGTCGGTCTGTCCGTGAAAGACCGCGACCTGACCACGCCACCGGCCAGCCCCGCCAACGGCGACCGCTACCTCATTCCTGCCGCCGCCACCGGCGTGTGGGCAGGCAAGACCAACCAGATCGCCGTGCGCATCGCCGATGCCTGGGAGTACCACACGCCCACGATCGGCTGGCTGTGCTACATCGAGGACGAGGCCAAGCTCTCGGCCTTCAAATCCACCGGCTGGAGCGCAGGCCTCGCCATCTGAATTTCCATCCCTTCGCAACCACCTGAACCCGCCCACGAGGCGGGTTTCGCATTTCTGGAGACCGCCATGACCGAACCCGAACAACAACAGCCTGCGCTCGTCGAGAACATGCTCCTCTTGCGCCGCGAGGACTTCGACGAACTGCTGGACCGCGCCGCTGAACGCGGAGCCGAGCGTGTCCTGACCCACCTTGGCCTGGAAAACGGCCACGCCGCACGCGACATCCGTGAGCTGCGCGACCTGCTCGAAGCCTGGCGCGATGCCCGCCGCACTGCGTGGCAAACCACCGTCAAGGTCATCACCACAGGCATCCTGGCCGCACTGCTAGTCGGTGCCGCCATCAAGTTGAAACTGATGGGAGGCCCGCAATGATCGAGACACTGCTTGGTGGCCTCCTCGGCGGGGCATTCCGTCTTGCACCTGAAATCCTCAAATGGCTCGACCGTAAAGGCGAGCGTGGCCACGAACTGGCGATGCAGGACAAGGCGCTGGAGTTCGAGAAACTGCGTGGCGCGCAGCGAATGTCGGAAATCGGCGCGGGTGCCGACGCGGCATGGAACGTCGGAGCCATCGAAACCCTGCGCGAAGCGGTTCGCACTCAGGGCGAGAAAACCGGTGTGCGCTGGGCCGATGCGCTGAGCTCCAGCGTCCGCCCGGTCATCACCTACTGGTTCATGGCGCTGTACTGTGCGACCAAAACAGCAACAGTCGCAGCCGCTGTGACAGGTGGCACAGGCTGGGGCGTTGCCATCCTGTATGCCTGGACGGAGGCAGACCAAGCCCTCTGGGCCGGGGTGCTGAACTTCTGGTTCCTCGGGCGCGTATTTGACCGGGTGCGGCCGTGATCGAGGTGCCGAAGGCGGCCATCGAACTGGCCAAGCGCTTTGAGGGATTCGAGCGTAAGGTGAAGCGCGGAATCGAGATCACTGCCGTTCCCTATATCTGCCCAGCAGGGTTCTGGACGATTGGATACGGCCATCTCTGCGATCCCAAGCATTCGCCGATCACGGAGGCAGAGGCTGAGGTCTATCTGGCGCGCGACCTGCAATCGGCACTCGCCGCGACGCTGCGCTACTGCCCGGTGCTGGCCACAGAGCCAGAGAGCAGGCTCGCTGCCATCGTGGATTTCACCTTTAACCTCGGCGCTGGGCGGTTGCAGACATCGACGCTGCGACGGCGCGTCAATCAGCGGGATTGGACTGCTGCGGGCCAGGAGCTGCGCCGGTGGGTCTATGGGGGCGGAAAGGTGCTGCCCGGGCTGGTGACTCGGCGGGAAGCGGAGGTTGCTCTGATTCTCTGACCTGCCGATTTACGCGCGGAAGATATCCACCTTCGTTTCAAGGCACTTGCGCAAGCTCAGATCATTCGCGCCCACCTCGAACCAACCTCCGGGCTTCTGGAAGAAATCCAGCCCCCGGCCAATCTTGATCACCCAGCCGTTGTCGATACGAATCTCCCGATCGTGCATGTTCGGGTTGAGCTTTACCTCCAGCTCGACATCCAACTCCAGCAGGCTTTGCTTCAGTTCATCAAGCTTCTCTGCAATGTCGGCCAACTGGGTCTTGTCGTCGTAGCCGGTGATCAGGCTGATCTTCTTCACGGTTCCAGCCTTCAGCACTGTCTCGCAGAAGCGCACAAAGTTCTGAATCTGGTGCTGCAAGCGAATGTACGGGTCCTCGATCACGACGGACTTCGCACCCTGCAGATACGGACCGATGATCGACTCATAGCTGTACCCGGTATCGCCATAGAGAATGGTGAAGTGCTGTTCCTTGAGTTCGACCAGTGGCAGCGAAATTACAATAGGGGCCGGTGATATCGGTGCCGGTACTGCTGGAGATTCCGTAGTAGCAGGCACCGGTTGCTCAGTGGGTTGCACCGCAATCACCTCTGCAGGCTGCCCATTCGCCTGATTCAAGCGACGGCGAGCTGGCTCCTGTGTTGCCGATGCATCCTTGGACTCAGGGCAGAAGACCACCACCTCCTCACCGCTGGCCTTGAAGTAGGACAGGTTGATTCGCGCAAACTCGTCATCCGGTTTGCGCTTGTTCATCTGCTCCTTGACGCGGCGGCGGCACTCCGTGGCATAGGCCACGTATTCCTCGAACTCCTCATCCGTCGGCGGCCCGTTGGGGTGCAGCACCTTCAAGAACGCGCAGACGGTCTTTTTGATGCCTTTCTCGTCGCGCCCCTCGATTGATTTGCCGAGCCGAATGCGCTTGCTCACTTCCTCATACCGATTCGTGTGCTTGAACTGGTAGTGGAAAGCCTCCGCCAGGTAGTCGGTGATGAAGCCGTAGTTGCTGGTCAGGAACTCGCTACTGTTCTTGGGCATCTCCCAGCCTGGTATGTACGCGGCGAAGCGGTCCATCACGGCCAGGTCGAGTTCCGGCGGTAAGGGCTGAAACAGATCGTGCTCGTTGGAGTTGACCACCTGCTGCACAGATACATCGATGTTGCCAACAAAACTCAGGCTGGCGTCGGCGATGACTTCGGCCCCGCGCGAGAAGCGTCCGTTGGCCATGAAGTCCTTCATGATCTGGATGGTGTCCGGATCGCGCACTTTGATCCCGCCAACCTCGTCAAAGGCAACCGTGTCCCAGAAGCCAACCAAGCCCACCTTGCGGCGCGCGTTGTTGTAGAACAGCGTTGCCTTGGTCGCTTGGCCGCCCGAGATCAAGGTGGCGTAGGGCGAGAATTCACTGAAGAAATAGGACTTGCCGGTGCCGCGTGGTCCCAGCTCGATGTAGTTGTAGTTGGGCTCAACCAGCGCAGCCAACCTGGCGATGAAGTGCATCTGCACGCGCTTCGAGAGCTTGCTGGGTTCCAGTCCCACAGAGCGTAACACCGCCGCGAGCCACTCATCACGCGTGAATGCCCCGCGCCCCTCTGCATAACGGTCGAAGTCAAAACGAGTCAGCTGGATCGGCCGCAGATCCTCAATGGAAAACGCATAGTCGTCTTCATCTATGTCGTTGTGCGCCAGGGTCACCTCCGCCCAAATGCCACCTTCCAGCAACCTGTCGTTGTCGCGGTAGAACTTTTCACCAATCGCGATGCGTTGTGAGTTGAAGTTCTCCAGCGATGCCCAGTGGCGCTTTTCTTTTTCGACGTAACGGACATGGACCTTGTCGATGAAGCGATGCTTGCCCTTGGTGGCGACCTTGGACTGCGCGGCGTTGGCCTCGTCCGGCCTAACGTAGTTCTCCTGCAGTGACGACAGCACGGCCTCCATGCCAGCATCCATCTCGGCCTGATCGTTGCTGGCGCAATACTTGGCAAGCAGGAACTCCAGGACGAACGTCGGGACGTTGGTGCCTTTCTTGATTCGATGCAGCAGGTCCTTGCGTAGCACCTTGCCGTCGAATGTGGCGTTTAATTTTTGGTCGAGTTCGTCCATAGGGCTCATTCCGTATAGTCGGTTTCAAGCGCCAGATTGCTGTAGGCCGCCAGGGTTGTAGGGTTCAGCGCCTTGACCGAGAACTTGCCTCTGAACTCATCATCCATTCGCAGCGCAATCTGCTTGCGTTGGCCTGACATCAGGGTCACGGTTCTGGTCGCGGGGTTCACATCCCCGCCTGGGCGCGGCTCTCCCACTACGTTGCCCTTGCTGTCCTGCGCTTCCAGCAGGATCTCCACGTTCATGTCTTGCGAGAACATGTCGTCAGCCACCAGTATCACTTCGATGACCGGCAATCGCGTAGTAATTCGTTTGGCGCCATTCTTGTAGCTCAGCTCCACCACCACCTTGCGCAATTCCGCATGTGCGGCGGTGTCCAGCCGGGCCACCAGCACCGGCACAACGGCCTCCGCCAGTGATGCCCCACCGTGGAAATACAGATGCCCCGAGCGATAGGGGGCCATGCTGCGCGGCAACGCCACCTGAGTGAAATCTCCGCGAATGCCGACCTTCTCAGCGCTGACGACCAGGCTATGAGCGTCTGCGGTGCCGTCGCCCAACATGATGCGGTCATGGGCGTTCACCGGCCATTTCCCTTGGGGTTTCACGCACACATCGCCAGCCTCCGCTTGTGCGTTCAGGAAGAAGCCATGGTCGGTGACGATGACCGCCTCTTTGAAGCCCATACCACGCAGCTTGTGCAGCGCAACCCGAATCAACTTCAGCGTGCCGGGGATCAGCCCCAGTGTTGTCTCTGGATTGCTCTCCAGTTGGCTATCGATCTCGGTGGAGCGCAGCACCAGCAGGTCGACGGTTTCGGCAAACTTCGGATTGCCGCGTACAAATTCGTTGAGAGGCATCTCCTCGAAGCGGTCGCCGTACTTTTTGCTCAGGACGCCCATTCGCTGCGCAACATTGCTCACCGGTGCCCCTGCCAGCTTCGGCACCAGGGAATCGTTCTCCAGCGATAGGGTCAGCCCCGTGCGAGCACCCGGCAGCAAGCTCGCCATGCCCACCAGAGTGATGGTCGGTAGCTGCGCATAGGCCGCTTGCAGCTCGACGGGACCGTCTTCCGCCAGCAGCTTTTCGAGAGCCACGCCCAACTCGTAACGCAGGGCGTCCACCATCAGGTAGGCCACTTTGCGTCCGCTTTCCTTGAGGCGATCTGCCACCAGGCGATCAAAAGCATCGGCGTTGGCCAGTCGCCCAGTCGGCGGCCATCCCGTAGTCTCGACGTGCTTCACAAACACGCCCTGGACCTTTTCGGCCAAGCGCCGATAGCGGGCCCGAGCCTGGCCGATCACCTCATGCATCAAGCCATGTGGGTCAAGGAAGTCGCCCGCCGCTTGCTCAAACTCGCGTTGCAAGCGATCTGCCTCGCGTAGGCTACCCAAGTAGAAGTCGATCAGCTCCGCTTGCGAGCGGGCGTAATCCGGTAGCTGGCGCTCAAAATCGTCGCACGCCTCGACCAGGCTCAAACCAGAGCGGACCAACTCCCACTGGGCTTGGCTTTCGCCCTTGCCAAGCCATACCGAGCTTTTGTGGCGAGTCAGCACACGGCGCGTGGCATCGGTGTCGCCACTGACAATGCCCTTGATCGCCGTGCGCAGGAAAGTCCGCTCCTCGAAGGGGAAAGTGTCGCGCTCGCCCAGGTCTTCAATCGCGCCACAAAGGTCAGTCAGATTGAGTTCCACCTCAATGGCTTCTGCACGTTCGATGTACGCCGCGCGTGACTTCGGATCACTGCGCAGACGGTCGCACACATCCTCGACGATGGGTCTGGCTTCCATCGGTGCATGCGGCACACCCTTCAGGGTGTCTGGCAGTGGCACCGGCAAATCAAACACGAACTCGCTGAACAGCACATAGCGCCACAGCTCATCCGCCAGGGAAGACCACGTCTTGCCGCGCGTCTTCACGCTCAGGCCCAAGGTAGCGCGGAGGAAGTCACGCGCCTCTTGCACCCAGCCTTCCTGCGCCTTGAGTGCGTCGGATTGGCTGGTAGTTGGGGCCAGCAGTGCGGCCAGAATCTCGCGGCCAGACTCCACCCGCAATGTGGCTCGCAACTGGGGCCAACTCACACCGCCGCCGATGGCATCAATCACCGCAAAGGTCGGCCCAGAGGGAGATGTGGCAAATACCTGCCGGATTTCGGTGGCGTGATCCGGCCTAGCACGCAGGCACAGACTCAGGTACTCGTCGCCATCGTCTTGTGGGAAGACCGCGCCGCATTCTGCGTACAGGGCGAAGGGATCAGCTTGCTTCTGCTCGTCGGTTTCAGGGCGCTTGGCAGGCACATAGATCAACACACCTTCCAGCGGCGCCTTGGGCTGTCCAACGTCGCGCAGTGCCAGCAACGCTGCCTCGCGACTTTCGATGCTGCTTTCAGACGCATCCACCACCCGCACCTTGTCTGCCGCCAGGTCGAAACACTGCTCGCGGTAGCGCTTGTCAGCGTCATACACCACAAGGGCGCCAGCTTGCTTCAGACGCGGCCGAAGCACGCTTTCTCGAATGAATTCCGCAATGCTCATAGATGCACGATCTCCAGGTCACCCCAGCGGGACTTCAGGTATTCAGCAACCAACCGCCGGTGGCAGTGTTCAGGAGTCGACTCACTGCAGAGAAGGCATCCGCCATCAATGAGATCTTTAGGGACCTTTTCCTCAACTTTTCTCCGAGCCATCAAGTCCATGAATTGCTTTTCATAGCTAGCCCAGTCCCCCCCGTTTTTCTTGTATTCGTCGAGGATCTCTTTGGTTGGCGCGAGGTCCGGCCGATGAACATAGTCAATGCGGTTGATCTCGCGAAGGAAGAAGCGCAGATCATCTTTCTTCGTAAACCCCGCGAGTTGGGACACATTGTTCAGGCGAGCATCAACCAGCCTTACCAGTCCTGGCTGTTTGAGGCGCGTGAAGAACTGTTCGGCGTTCTTCTTTGTGAATCCGATGGTAAATACCTTCATTGTTTGGCCCCTTCTCGCAGTTCTTCCTGCAGCATTGCCTCGTCCTGATAAGCGATCTGCTCACCGTGAATCCGATATGCATCGATGAGAATTTCTTCGCGCGTGTGGAACATGTCGTTTTCGGACATCTTATGGAGCTGGAGCATTCGCGCCTCCATTGCGCGATGCTCTTCCAAATGCCCGTCGGCATGTATGTGCTGCACTGGCGTTCCGGATTCGAACATGCGCCGCGCGACAAGTACTGCACGATGACAATCAAGCGGGTCTTTTTCCGCGCACATCAGCGCGATTTGATACTTTTCCAAGCCCTGGCGCAGACGTTCTAGACCTTGTGCAAACAAGGGTTCCTTGGCCAACAGGTCGTACTGCACCTTTCCTTGGCGATAGCAAGCAGGGTTTTCACTTCGAGCCCCTAGCTCCTTGCCGAGGAACACATAGGCTATCTGCGCCTGAGCAAGCGCATTCTTAAGCGCGTCCTTGGAATACTGCGGAAAATGCCGGCTGTAAGGGTGCGAGCGAACATCAGCCAGTGCGGTAACGCTATGCTGCTTCAATAGGGCAATAAATGCATCGATTGGATGCGTGGAGTGCCCGATGGTCAGAAGTTCGCTCATCCGCCCGCTCTCTCTTTGGTGATGATGGATGCCACGAGCTTGTACGCGAACGTCTCCCCATTCTGATTGGTGTGGGGCTCAGACAGGCTGATGCATGCAACGACTGAAGGAATTCGATACTCTCCAGCTCCTTTTTCCAAGCATGCGCGCTCATACTCTGGGTCGGTGACGTCCAGTTTGTAGTGCTGCCCACGGTAATTGAAACTGGCCCGCACGATCGGTTTCATGTCGCCGAAATCCGGGGCCTTAGGGCCCGCATGAAGAACCATCTCGTCCAGTTCGATCAAGCGCAAGGAGCCGCCATCTTCGTCGATGAGCCCTTCTGGAACGCGATTGTTCCGGTTGTAGTAGGCACTGAATCCGTTCGCCCAAAGGTCCGCAGCAGGGTCAACCAATTCAAGGACGTCGTCCCATGACGCGCTCCCTTTCTTCTCCCAATAGAATCTGTCGTCGATCAGAACATTCTCACTCTGGTGCCTGTGGGGGCGTTCCTCGATGCACGGAATCTCGATGACATCGAGTAACTGTGCCGTTTTGCCGTCCGAATAGCGCCGGTCTAACTCGGAGATTTCGTGCCCTGGTCGATCGCTGATCGGGCGGAACCAGGAGCCATCGCTCGTGCGCTTGCCAGCAACACAGCGACCTGAAATCTTCCTTGAGTTGGCCAGGCAAACGATCGTTTCAATACTGTTCGGCGCATCGCTGCTCATTTCACTCTCCCTTTTTCCTTCCGCGAGTTTTCTTCGGCTGAGCCTCCGGTTCGACGTAGAGATGCTCCAGACCATGCGCAATGGCCAGCGACTTGTCGGTCTTGCACTTCTCACGCACACGCTCTGGCCAGTAGTTCATCGCCAGGTGTGCCCAGTCGTAGTCGCCTTTCTCTAGCTTGGCCCAGGTATCCTTGAGCACCTTCTGCCAAGGCTTGTGGCGGAACAGCGGCCAAAGCGGCGCGGCGCTGATCTGCACGCCATCATCGTGGTTGGGCTTATAGGTCGGCGCGAGCTTGAGCAGGGTGTCACGCAGCTCGATCAGCTCCAGCTCAAACGCTTGCAATGCCTCGAACTGTTTCTCGTCGTCACGCGTGCGGGCCGAACCCCTATTGCGCAACGCCGTCACGTCAGCGCCGACTTGCTTGATCTTGGGCTCGATGAAGTCGTTGATCGCGGTATACAGAGTCTGGCTGGTAAGGCTTGGGTAATAGATCCAGAGCGTGTAACTGCCGGAAGTGGTGGACAAGGGCCAGTAGATCGGTGCGATCCTTCTATTCGATGAATATCGCTTCAGGTGATCGGAAAAAAAGCCGCTTGGCTTATCAATGTAGCTTTCGATGTCTTGAACACGAAGGTTTCGACATAGAGCATTCTCAACCTCTTCTGCTCTATTGCCCCATACTCCAATCAGATTACGTCTAATCGTCGCTGCAAAATTGGACAACTGATCTCGTTCGTGATCAATGAGGGACGCAATTCGTTGGAAATGATCGGAACGATCATCTGCACAATTCTGCGCCGATTGAGTCGCGACCTCTGCCCCCGGTGGCGCTAGCGGCAGCGGATCAAACGGATTGGTCGCTGTATATGAGTAACTCGCAGGTGAAACGCTTCCATTCCACCGGAAAAATGAAATACCTACCAGATAACTGAATAAACGAGCAGCATCCTCCTCCAGTGAATTGCTTGGCCTCCAGTTCTCCGCATCAACTCTCGGTAGATCACAAAATGAAACGCCAAGCCGATCGGCAATGAGCTCAGATGCCTGACGGGCAGCAGACGTGACTCGCTCGTATGTTTCTTCTGCAAAACGTTCGGAAGTAAAGTTTTCGCCAATAAAGTACGGTCGCACAAACAAAGGGTTCGTTTCGTCTGTAGACTCCCATGCCTGTATTGCCTGAACCGCATCAATTGAAATTGCTTCAAGCCGGTCTGCAATTGGAGCCAAGTCACTCCATGTAACAGGCAAGTCCTTCAAAGCTATCGTCTCTGTTCGGCGATGCCGTCCATGCGCCTCAAAGAGCGCGAGCGCCGGACTACTATTCAATAGAGCCAATAGCGCATAGTTCATCTTTTCATCTTGAGGCAAGACGAATACTGAGCTTCCCGAAAAGATCTCACCTGCGGGCGCGACTCTCACGCCGAAACCCAACGTACCCACACGCGGATACCCTAAACCGGCGCGCATCCATAGATCCGAGCTCTGCATCACTTGCGCATCCGAGCCGTGCTTCGAAGTTCCCCAAGCCCTTACGGCAGCGCCATTTGAAGCCCAATCAATCCGCAGTTTTGTGGCTGCATAGAAGGGTTGAAAATCCCCACCTGATCTATACGGCTTCCACTTGTCTGTCGAACCTAACGGGACTTCATGCCAGAGACGCAGAAATCGAAAATCATCGAACGTCGTATTGCCTTTAGCGATACGTGATACATGCTCCAGTCGACCTGACCGCTTCCAAAGATCAAGGAGATTCTTAGGCATGTGATGACAATACGGTGCTTCGGCTACCCTCGTGAAATCCTCGGCGCGATGCGATCGCCACAAGTCCCGTCGACTCGCAATTAGTTCTGCTCGTTCTTCGCGCGGGGAGTTAAGTAAATCCAGCGACCAAAGTTCGTCGGTGTGACCAGACTTTGAAGCTGTCCAGATTGATGCCTCAACGGCAGCATCATCCATAACTCCATTACCAACCTCGATTAATAGCCGAGGAGAGCCAATATCAATCAGGGTTTTTCTCAAACTCCTTAGCTGCCTGCTGTACTGCCACATGCTTGGAGTAATTGCGCCGAGCATTCCATTCGAATTTAGCAGTTGTAATGCACGCTCAATAAAGGCTGCGTAGATGTCCTTCCATGTATCTGGGTATGCTGCCGTCAGTAAGGCTTTTGTTCCTGATGCTGGCAGTCCAAACGGCGGATTCATTACCACCACATCGAACACTTCGCGGCACAGATCGATGAGTCGAAGCCCCTGCAGGGCATCCTGAGCAAACAAGCGCCCCTGATACGTCGATTTGGCGGCCTGGGCGAATTCAGTGAGCGCCGTGCGCAACCGCGCCTCTGCTTGCTGCCAGTTCTCCTGCTCCTGTTGGGCAAACAAGCCCGTACCCTTGCCCACATAGACCTGGCGGATCAAGTGAGGCAGCTCGCGTTCGACCTGGAGCAGCACCCCCAACTCCGGCAGGCCCTTGAGCAATTGCAAGGTCTTCTCGAATAGCTCGGCATCGCGCTGATCCAGGCTGGCCGCAAACTGCTGGCGCAACTCACGCTCCGCTGGCGGCGCAATGGCGGCGACCACATGACCGCGCCCGATCAGGGGACGGTCTTTGGCTTTGACACCAGCGTCGTGCCAGGCACGCTGCGCCCGCAGCCACAACGCCAAGGAGGCGATTTGCGCGGCGCGTGGATCGATGTCCACACCGTAGATGTTGTGCTCGATGATCAGGCGCGGCACGTCGCGCAAGAATGCCGCCTCGTCTTCGTAGGTTTGGCTTAGCGGTTTGAGCTCGGCCTGGGGCTGAGTGGAAACATCCAAGGAGCCAGGGCCATGCTGTTGCTCCCAGGCCCAGGCCTCCCGATAGATTTCTGCAAACAGATCGAAGGCATATAGGCCGAAGTGCATAGAACCGCAGGCCGGGTCCAGCAGCTTGAGCGTGCGCGGGTCACGCAGCTTGGTGGCGGCTTGGGGTGTTTCGTCCGGCTTCACCAGCAGGTACTGACAACGCTCGCGCAGGGCCGTTGCTCCGCCGGTTGCGTTGAACCACAGGCGGCCCAGGGTGTTGTCCACCAAGAACTCGACCACATAGCGCGGCGTGAAGAACTGGTTGCGTACCGCCAGCTCGCGGCTGCTGCGCGGCGCCTGTGAGGCATCGCGCATGGCCTTGCGCTCTTCCTTGGAGTTGAAGTACTGGTAAATCCAGCCGATGGTTTCGTCCTCGCTCCAGAGCGGGGCGATGTCGGCATCGTTGATCAGATTCAGCACTTGCAACAACGCCGCTTCGCGCGGGAACAGGCGGCCCTGCGGTGAGTAGCGGTCGAACAGGCCCGGCAGGTCTTGGGCGAGCTCATCGAACACGCTGAACAAATACACCCGGTAGGCGTCGCCGGTTTCACCCAGGCCTGTGCCAGCCAGCCGCGCATAGAGCTGGAAGCCCTTGGCCTGGAAGCCGTTGCCCACCGACTCGACCAGAAGGCCACGCGCCTCCGCCATGCGCAGGGCCGCCAGGCGATTGAGGACGGTGAAGGCCTGCTCGCGGACGATGCGGTCCAGGCCCTGCATGGCGTTCATGTCGCCACTGGCGGTGTAGTGGGCCAGGGTGTCGCGCAGGATGCGGGCGCTTTCGCGTTGGGCGTCATTGATGTGCCGCAGGCTGGCCAGATCGGCCACTGTGCCCGCGTTGGGGTCCATGCCGTAGTCGTTCTGCAACTGGCGGGTGAATTCCTCTTCCAGCACACGGCGCGCGTCGTTAACGAAGCGCTGCAGGCGGTTTCTTGTTGTTTGGTCGAAGGCCATTTACTGATCGCCTCCATTGCCCACGGAGAACGTCACTTCGATCTCTGAATAGAGGCCGAGCTGCGCTTTAATTTCGTGGAGCTGCTGAATCAGCGCATCGATGTCTGCTGCCGATGTCATCTTGGTCGGCACTGCGATTGACTTGGAGAGCTTGGCTGGGCCCTTCTCGCCGGTCTTGGCGCGCTCTTCTTCCATACGCTGACGCAGACGCTCCTGACCCTGGCGCTGGATCGACCGCTTCAGGTCATCGAGGGTGCTATTGATGTCGTAGTCGCGAGCCAACAGTTTCTTGAGTCCGGCCAGATCCTGTGTGGCGGCCAGGGCGAGCCCATCCAGCCGATTCACCGCGTTGCCGCGCTCCTCCTGGGTGAGCTCTTCCCACTCGGGGATACGCTGCAGATCCTCAACACCTTCCTTCAAACGCAGTTTTTGCTGGTCGGAGAGCGTGATGACGGCGTCGCGCACGCGGCCCTTCAGGTGGGTGAGCTGCGAATTGAAGTCGGCGGTGTGTTTGTAAAAGTCTTCTTTGCCCAGGCGCTCTGACAGGGTTCCCAGGTCTTCGGCGAGTTCGCGGCGCAATTCCCCTGGCACGCCAGTGTCCGGCAAAGCCTCGATGTCTCGACGATGGGCTTGCAAGTCGCGCAGCGTGGCATCGAGCCCGTTGTCGAGCACCCGCTTCACCTCCTGCGCCCACTTGAGGTTGTCGTAGATGGCAGAAGTTTCGGCACCCAGGCGCTGCGGCGCATCGGATGCATCCGTGAACAGGACATCGGCAATGTCCTGATTCAAGGTGCGGATGCGCTCGCTGCCTGCAAGCCCCAGCCCACTGAGCTTTTCGGCCAGGGAACCATAATCGTGCTGGAAGCGCGGGAAGTGCTTGGCCGCCGCCTTGCTGATCTCTTGCTCCAGCGGGATCACCATGTCGCCCACCAGTTCAGTGAGCCGCTCAGCGGCGCGACCGAGCGTTTCGATGGATGGGCGCTCGTCGCGCAGGGCGACGCCGATTTGCTTGAAGGAGTTGTTGGTCTTGAGTGCGTCGATCGCCTGTTGCCCAGCAGCCGTGACTTCACGCCCCGAGACCTTGAGCTTGATTTCGCCCGCCATGAGCATGGCGGCCACGATGTAGCGCGTGGTATCGGGTGACCAGCCAAACGGGTCGTTGCTGAAGTCATCGAGCAGGCGCTTGCCATCGACCGTGCCGCGTTTGTCGATGTAGTCGCGGATGCTGATCATCGCCTTGTGGTCGGTCTTGAACGAGGCGCGACCTGCTACGGTTTGCACCAGGCCGAGTGGGTCCAGCGCACTGCTGATGGCGGCGGGATTGGCGACCTTGAGGAATTTCTCGGCGGTGTCTGTTCCAGCGCGTACCGGCGCTTCTACGTACCGGTCGAACACCTGGTCAGCTACGTCGGAAAGCAGCTTCTTGGCTGCCTCCAGCAGATCGGCATCCAGCGCCGACACCGCCGTGGCCTGTCCCCGGAACACAAACGAGCCGGCTTGCAGGGTTTGCTTAATCTTGCTCTGCAGCTGGGTAGCCAGCTTGGCAGCACGGTCGAGCTGGCCGGTGCAGTAGTCTTTGACCTCTTGGTCAGGCTCGTTGCGATGCAATTCGGCGATGCGCTGGCAGCGATAGATTTCGTTTGCCAGATCGTCGAGTTCGGAATTGGCGCGAGCCAGAAGCCCGATGACATTTCGACCCGCCCGGCTGCGGGAGTCATCCAGCATACGGTTCTTGGCGGTGTCGTAGTCGCTGGCGGGCACCAACTCGACAACGGTCTGGATGGTGCTCTGATCACCGGCCAGGCTGGTGATGGCGCTGCCGGACTGGACTTTCAGGCCCGTTGCAACGGCCATCGTGCCATGGAGACTGACACGGGGTAGCGGATCGAAGGACTCGCGCAACGCATCGTTGAAGATGCGCTTCACGTCCACGGTGCGCAGTGCAATGGCACCGCGCTCCTGCTCGATATCTCGCAGCTTCTCGCTGAGGAACACGAGATTGCCATCCTTCTCGCCGAGCGGCACATGCACGTCGTTCAGCATCTCTTCGACGGCTTTCTTGACCCCGTCGAGCTGCGAAGGTGCCGTGACGGAGGGATGCATCAGGCTGGCGACGTTCTGCACCGAGACTGGCAAGTTGCCGAGGATCTGCAACACGGCGACGGACTTGGCGATGTCCTGATGTAGCTGTGAATCCGGGAAGCGAATCTGCACCTTGCCGACCGCCTGGTGGATGGACGTGAAGGCACGGCGGATGTCCTTTTCCAGTTCGTCGTACAGCGTTACCGTGGTGGCCAGCCAGCCCACCGGCTGATCGGCCATGGCCATAGAGCCGCCTTCGCCTTTCAGGACATCCTGGATCACCTTGATCGCGGAGCGCAGGCCAATGCCGCCAGTGGACTTGGCGAGCGCGCCCAACAGGTGCAGCAGGATGTCGAAATGCGCCGGCAGGAACGGGTAGAGATTGGTGAAACTCTCTTTGCTGAAGTCCGCGTCGTAGTACTTGGCGTCTTGCAACTTGGTGTTGTGTCGCAGTGCCTGGCCGTGGGCGTCGAACAGCTTGCCGAGTTCGGTTTCACCCGCTGGTGACTTACCCAACAGACGCCGGTAGCAGATCTCCTTGATGTCGCTCGATTCGAGGTCGATCTGGATCGGAAAGCGGTCCTTGAGCTTGTAGAGCTTGTCGGAGTTCAGTGCGGCGCGTGGGTCGTCTTCCGTCAGCGTCTGCTGCGCGGTAGAGATGATCCATGCCTTGCCGTCGCCCAGCCGCTTGAGGTTCTTGGCCAGGCCATCGAGGTTGAGGATCAGGTTGTCGCGAGAGGCCACGTACTGACCGACCTCGTCGACAATGAAAATGATGTTCTGCTTGCCGCTTTTTTCGCGGACGATGTCGATCATCTCCTGCACGCGCTGGTCTTCGAACTGGAAGAAGCCCTCGGTGCTGGAAGAGAAGGACTTGGCCTCGGGGAAGAGTGCCGGGTACATCTCATGGGCGATCTTGGGGATCAGTCCGTCGATTGCCAGTGGGTTGTTCTGTACTCGGGCCCAGGTTGCGCCCGGCAGTGCCTTGGCGATCCGTTCATGGAGCTCATGCGTGCGGCCATCCTTTTCGACCATGCGCTCGAAGGCCGCGACCTTGAGGTTGCGCGAGTAGCCGGCCCACTGCAGCACTTTGAAATAAAGGACTGTGGAAACATCTTCCATCGTGGCGCCGGCGAGCATTTCGCTGGCGAGGTCGAGCATGACCACAGCGGCAGGGAAGCGCTTCGCCACAGTGCTGAGGAGGGCCTTGGTTTGTGGCTTGTGCAGGCGGTCCTGCAGGTAATTGATGAACGGCGTGCCGTCGATGGTGCGCTGATCGTCAAACGCCAGGCCGAGGTACTTGGTGAACGAGCTCTTACCGGAGCCGTAGAAGCCTGAGACCCAGACGCCCACCTCGTTCTCACCACCGGACTCCATCGCAAGCTGCATGCGATCGAGGAGCTTGCGAAACTGCTCCTCAATGCTTTCGGTGACCACGTATTCGGAGATCTCAGCCTTGAGGCGGCCTTCTTGCGAGGCGCCATAGGTGATGACCTTCTCAATGGTCCGGTAGATGTCCTTGCTTGGGTCGAAGAGTGAGCGAATGGTCATAGGTTTATCCCAGGGTTCTTTTGTCTGTTCAGCCACCGACGTGGACGGAGCGGTAATTGCCGTCTTCTGGGTAGAAGCCGAGAAACTTCAGGCGCGTCTTGCCGGTTCGCACGCCGGGGTACAGAAAAATCGTCGGCACGTGAAACTTGCCCTGGAGCTGGCTTTCGATGGCGCCGATCCGCATAAACGGATGCAGTGCCTCAAGGTCCGTCACCAACAGCAGCGCGTTCTGCTGGCCCTCCAGCGGCTGCAGGGCATCTTCAAGTCGCTTCAGCAGGCCGTTATCCGCCGTCAGAATGTCCGCCAGCGCCTTGTTGGTACGCGGCCAATCCAGCGGAGCGGACTTGTCCTCCATCACGCACAGCGACCAAAACGGGTCGTCTTTGAGCAGGGCCCAGATCTGTTCAGCGATGGAGAACGTGTGCACGTCCCAGCCTTCCTGATGCAGCTTGGCCGCCCAAGCGGGCGTTTGCCGCTTCACCTCGAGGATCTGCTCTGGTGGGAAGACGAGGTAGTAAATCGGCTCGAAGCTCGCATGACCGAGCTCACGCCCGTGGCGGATGCGCTCGCGCAATTCGTCGAAATCAGCTTTGAGTGAGGACATCGCAGAGCGCCTCCATGTCTTGTTGTTTCCAGCTGATGCGGATCACGTCGCCAGCAGCCTGGACGATGAGCAACCCCTTCAGCGAGAGTCGTTTGATTTCCTCCAGCACGTCTTCCCGTGCCAGGCCAAACAGCTGCCAGTCTTCGTGGGTCAGCAGCGCGTTATCACCCACGCCGGAAAAGTGCAGCTCATAGGCTAGATATGCAGCCGCAGACGGCGAGATGCGGAACGGCAGGATGCTGCGGCTCGAACGCAAACCGCGCTCAAGCATTCCGTAGTCGGCGCAGCACCCGGTCAGGTAGGCGGAAACGCGCCTCACTGTCGTCTCAGACCAGCGTTTAACTGTCTTGCCGTCATCGATGCCTCGCTCGACAAAGGCACGGGCGTCTTCATTGGTGATCTGTGTATATCCACCGGCGTATCGAGCCCAGTAAACGTGGCGCACGAAGTCACCAAGAATGGGATTGGCGCGGCTCGTGAAAACCAGCATGAGCTGCGTCAGATCAACAGTGGAAATTGTTGCCGACAGGCGCTTGAGGTGAGCAGCCGGTGTACCGCCATTGACCAGATAGCGCGGGGCAAAGCATTCGACGACGATGTTGCGGAGTCGGCGCGCGGTAACTGTGGGGAATCGGCCAGACTCCAGCGCGACTTGATGCAACTGATTCGCCGACATGCCTGGCGACCACAGCTCGAGCAGCGTCTTGGTCTCGTTGACGAGCCCGAGGCCTGCTTGTAACTGTGTCGTGTAGGGCTTGTTGTCGGCCACGATCAACCCACCAGATACGGATATGTTTTGGCGTCCTGCGTGAACGCCGATAGATAGGCTGCCGCGATGGCCTTCAGGGTGTCGGTAGAATCAATATCCTTGATGCTTCCGACCGCCGTTGGACCCACGCTGGACGTGCCGCTCGTCGCGGCCAAGCGCCTCAACGCATCCAGCGCAGCCTCTTTGCTCTGCGGTGTGTGACTGGCGAGTTCTTCTCCCGCGCTGCTTTGCACGATCGCATGCAGGTCTTGTTCGACTTCTTCAGGCAGCCGGAACAGGTGGTAGCTACCCACGCTCAAATGCTCGTCGTGCAATCGTCTGGCTGCTTCCAGCACACCGTGATACTGAGCAAGGCGAGACGTTTTCGAGAAGACGGGTTCCAGGAAGAGCTTGCTTGATGCCTCATAGAACGCCGTGGGCCACCAGGCGCACTGAGCACGCTCACCGAGGAAGCCGACGAGCAGTCTCATCTGCAGCAACGTGGGCAGGTAGGATTCTTTCATCTCAAATCTCATCATTCGTTTGTTCTGCCGACGCGACCGGCGCAGGCAGTGATATCCACTGTTTAGTCACAATCCGCTCCCGCGCGGGCCGCATCCACAGGCGCATACCCTGGAGCCAGCACGGCGTTCTTGACGCCATACAAGGCCAAGTGGTCCTTGAGCCAAAGTCTGTACTCCGGCCCGCGCAGGCTGTGGTCTGCGGAGCAGTCGACGCTCCATTTCCGCAAGATGTAGCCGGCAGTCGCTGCCCGGAGCTTCATCTTCACCATGCCGCCGGCCATGCCGTAATCCATCTCCGCGATCTCGGGGCGCGGTTGATCGGGGTGCGGCACCAGCTCCAGCTCCACGATCCGCGTCCACTGAATGTCCTGGTCACTTTTTTCATGGGGCAGGACCTCGCTCTCCTTCAGCATCACGGATCGCTGCATACGCGTGATGACAAAGTCTCGGAAATCCTTGCTGCGACGATCGAAGGCGCGCACATGCCAGCGCAGACCATTGTCGATTAAGGCAAACGGTACGATCTCGCGCTCGGTTTCGCCGCTCGACAAGGAGTGGTAGGTGACTTTCAGCGGGCGCTCCTGATGGATTGCCCGGGTCACACAAGCGAGCGTGTCGAGTCCTGGCTTTGTGAGCCTGGAAGGAATCTCACAAGTGATCCAGGACTTGAGGGCCGAAGGCTCGCCATCACCAAAACCCTGTGATAGCCACGCCAAGACCCGCTCTGCCGGGAAATCAAAGACAGGCGTGAATCCATCCGCGTACCCATACACCTTGTTCTTGGTGTCGTAGTCCAGGTTGCCAGGGGCGAGATCCTTGTAGATCCCGATGTCCCGGGTTGCTGCTGCCGCCTGGATGCCAAAGCGCGACACCAGGTCTTGGCGGCGAATCTCTCCGATGAAGCGCAGGCGCAACTCAATGAACGCAAGTCGGTCGCGCTGGGGCTGGGTCAGGTCTGCAAGCTGTTCGTTGGACATCCTGGCTGCCGTTTCGGGTTAATGATCGCTAGTTGGTGCTCTTGCGGGTAGTATATGCCTCGCACGATAATATGTCGATGAATTGACGTTGCGTACCAGTCCATCGCATTTTGTTACTGACGGGAGACTGCAATGAGCGGGAGTCGATGGGATCAGCCTGGCGTGCCCCACAAGGGTTGGCACTGCCTGGACGTCGTCGATCTGCGGGCCGATGGAGGCCCGGCGGACGAGACTAACTACGCCACCTGCCAGATGTGCGGCAACGAGAAGATCCGCTACGTCCACATCATGGAACACCCAGATCTGGACCAGAGCTTTGAAGTCGGCTGCGTCTGCGCCGAGAAGATGAGCGACGACTACGAGGGGCCGAAGCGGCGTGAGGCCAAGTTGCGCAACCGGGCAGCCCGCCGGACCCGCTGGCTGCAGCGCAAGTGGCGGGTCTCCTCCAAGGGGAACAGTTTCCTCAACCTCGAAGGCTACAACCTGGTGGTCTATCCGACGAAGACGAGGCGCTGGGGCTACAAGATCGGGGACAGATTCGGTCCCAGGACATACCCGACGACCAATGAAGCCAAGCTGGCGCTGTTCGATGACTTCTGGGTGGCGACCCAGGATGACGAGCAGCTGTGGAGCAGTGATTGATGAGCCCCGGAGAAATGAGCAATGGCTAAACCTGTCGTAATCGGCTCGCGGAGCTTTCGAACCCAGAAAAGCGCGCTGGACCATTACAAGGCGCTGCTTCACCGGTATCAGGACGGGGATCGTATCTCTGACCCAGGGGACCACGCCGACCTCGTGGCCCTCATCGAACGGTATGACCCGATTCTTGACCAGGTTGGTGAGCAGGCGAAGGGGCGTGGCCAGATCGGCCACTTCGAACGGCGTCTGAACACAGGAACAGGCTGGAGCAACTCCGGCTTTTGGGTGGTGCGACTGGACGGGTCCGCCACGGACTTTTCGTACATCTGGGCCGTAAAAGGCCTACCAGGGGACCGGTCGAAGGACTTCTACGGTGCATGTCGACAGGCGGTCGCTCTGGACCTCGTCCTCGCCAAGAAGCAGGCGTTTGCACAGTACGGCGACGATCAGGGCCGGGTTGAGTGCGAGTTGACCGGAAAGATGGTCACCATCGACGACGCACATCTTGACCACGCATGGCCGTACTTCTCGCACATGGTGAGTGGGTTTCGGGCTGCCAGGGGTTGGTCGCGGGACATTCCGGATGGCATCGTTTCCGCCCCGGCTGACGGCCAGACCACGGCAACGTTCGTGGACAGCGCCGTGACTGAGGCATTCCGAGCGTTCCACCATGACCAAGCGGTTCTTCGGATTCTCAGCCGAGAAGCAAACCTGAAGACCGCGAGTTCAGCTCGCCGACCGAAGGTCGCACGTCCGGTGCGGTTGCCTTGACCCATTACGGACGCGGGTTCAATTCCGCAAATGGGAATCGAACTGGCGTCTATTCTGATGCCCTCGGCTGATGACCTCGGCCAGGCGGAACTGGTACGATTGCAGTCAGTAGGGGCTGGATTCCGTACCTTTCCGCAGGAGTTAGCAGCGGTCGTAAGGCGCTGAGTTACATAGGTTTGGCGCAGGGTTCCNCCNGCACCACCATAACCACAAAAATGGCTCCCAAAGTAACGACTTGGGAGCCATTTTCTTGCGCGACACCTCCGCGCGCCCTGCATCCGTCANCGGCGCCGCGAGCCCCGCTCCAGCAGCCGCAGGACCGCTACCGCNGTGGCCCGTGCGGTGCCCCGGTGGGCATGGGCGAATGCCGTTGTGGTCTCTTGCGCTGCCGCCAGGCGAACAGGGATCCCGGGCGAGGTCGGTAGCGGCTGCCAGACCCTGCTCCATATCTGCCACACGCTGCGCAGCCCCGGCAGCGCACGCGCGTTCTGCNGCATCGGCAAAGTTGAAGGTGTGCGGGCCCAGCACCACCGGGCAGCCNCAGGCGGCGGCCTCGATGAGATTCTGGCCGCCCAGCGGCGCAAAGCTGCCGCCGAGCAGGGCCACGTCGGCCAGGCCGTAGTACAGGGGCATCTCGCCCAGGCTGTCGCCCAGCCACACATCGGCATCNCGGGGNGGCTGTGCCCAGGTGCTGCGCCGTGCCACGCGCAGGCCCGCGCCCTGCAGCAAGCGCTGAACCTCGTCAAAGCGCTGGGGGTGGCGCGGGACGANCAGCCACTGCACGCCCATCATGTTCCTGCCGGGAAGGANATTTGCTTCTGAATTGATAGCTNCTTGCGCTTGCTCTGATTGCCNCGGAGGCCATTTTTGCTTTATTGCATCGAGCCACATCGCCTCCTCGCCNTCGCGGCTGCTGGCCAGCAGGACAACGGGGCGGTCGCTCGCGGCGCGCCATGTGCGGCCCTGCGCCAGGAGATCGGCATCGGGCACCACATCGAACTTGAGATTGCCCAGCA